CTGAAAATTCGTCGACGTCGTTCCCATTGCGTGATTAACCGGCACCCGGCTGATCTGCTGGTACGTGACGTAAGGCAACGCCACCTTTTGCGGGGCCTTCATTGGGTAAATCTTGGCGCCGACCAAATCGCTTACCGCGGTCAGTCCCTTGAGTCTGGCAACCATCAACGTGTTCGGCGGCATTTCACCTTCCTCCCGACGCCCGCCCGATTTCCGCCAACTCGGCCCGGATCGTCGCGGCAAATATCTCTTGACTGCTTGCCCTATGCTGATCCATCGCCGGTCGGATAAACGGCTTGGCTGCAACCTGCGCGGTGCCCATCTCGCGAGCCCAGCCGCCAACCTTGTGTCCCCGTTCGATCAAGTGGCCGATCTTCGCCGGATCGTGCTTGCGACCCCGCCAAGTCGTTGCGTGTCCGGCCCGCGGGCCCATGATGGCAACCACCGTTTGGCCTGACTGGTATGTTCGCACTACGGTCCCGATGCTTTTCTCGGTAGCGCCCGTTCGCTGCACTTGTCTCGCCAGGTTGCTTTTTATCGAGTCGACGATCGGCTTGGATGCACTCACGATGGCTCGTTTGACGGTGCGCTTCTCAAGCCGCTCGTCCATCCGCCGCAAAGCCGCCAGTAGTTGCGGTATCCCCTCCAAACTGAATCGCATCGCTTCGGCCATGTCACACCTGCTGTCATTGCCCCGTGGCAAGTTCCGCGATCAACTGCAGTTTCCCGACGGCGCTTTGTTCGGCAGACTGAACGAGCCCGAGCACGGAATCCAAACCGCCGGAGACAAACGCCGGTTCCTCCCGGTTTTGCAATGTCACTCGGCACACCTCGCCCTCGACGCCTGGTAACGTGTCTGAATACACTTCCTCAATCAAGTCCGGATTGATCGCCAGCGGCCTCGCTTCCTCGAACACCCCGCCCACGCGCACGAGTTCTTCCAAACGGATCAACATTAGGGTTTCTCCCGTACCATGAATTCCAGTTTCCGCCGCCCCTCGTCGACGTCGATAAACGATTCGATGTAAAACAATCGGCTCCCCGATCGGAAACGCATCGTCGTATCGATCGTCACGTCGTTCCTCCACCAGGTTTCCATCACGTGCGTGGTATCCGCCTGCACTTGCTGGCGTGCCCAATACTCCCGCCCGCGAATCGGATACAGTGAACACCACATTTCCGCGACTTCCGCCCACGTATCCGTTACCGCGCCCGACGCGCTGGCATCGCCCTGCGTCGGTTCCTCCAGGATCATCTTGTGGTTGTAGTTGCCGGCACCTTGTTTTCGTCTTGCCATCGCTCAATACCGCCTCGCCGACTCAATACCGATCAGTTCGTCGAACCCCTTGGGCATCGGCTCATCGCCCTCCCGACAAACGTAAGTGTGGGCCGCGAGAATCCGTATTGCCGAGCGTAGCGAGCCGGGCACGTCGGTTGCGGCGTCTCCATATCCACAGACGTGCCGCACGATAATATCGTCCGCGTGGCCGCGTACGGTCGGCCACACCTGATCGTACTTTCGCCGTACGATGCCCAGGCCGTTTCGGTCGCCCAGTTCATAAACGTCGGTGGATAACGTCTGGGTGTCCCCGTTCTCGTCCACGTAGGTAATCGAGGTAATCTCTTGCACCGGAGAGTGGTCGAGCCGCAGCGGATCGCTCCACGCATCGAAATACTGATCCCACGTCTGCGTGATCAGTTTTCGCCACGCGGTTTGTTCGACGATCTCCTGGGCCTCGGTTACCATTGTTCCAAGCAACCGATCCTCCTGGTGGCCGCCGATCCGCGAGTGATCGATCACGTCCTGCGCGGTTACTGCGGGCACGGCCGGGCCGGTTATCAGCACGAGTTTTGACATCGACACACACTCCCGAAAGTAAGTCACCGGGGGCTGCCGTTAGGAGACACCAACAACCCCCGATGAACATCCACCGTCCGTGTCAGTCAATAATCGCCGACGGCACCGGGTCTTGCTTGTACCTCGCTTCCAACAGCAGATAATGCAGCGACCCGTAGTAACCGGTACCGCTGCCGGGGTCGGAAATGCTCGCGCGAATACAATCAAAGCCGTTATCCACGTCCAGTTCGTCGGCGTCGAATTCGATGATCTGCAACACATCGTTTTCGCCGGAAGTTCCCGACGTGTACGTGTTGGCCGCCGTCTGGGTCGTTTTGGTAAACGTCCCGATTGCCGCCATACCGCCGGCCGCATTGGTCACCCCTTCCTTCTCGTAGATATCCGTGAAGTTCAGGGCCTTTTCACCGGCCCCCGCCACGCTGGTAGCTTGCGTGATGGTAATCGTGGGATCTTCGCCGGCGGAACCGGCCGCGCGGGTGAACATAATGGCCACGTGGTGGAACTGCTTCAGTGACACAAAATCACCGCCAGCCGCCGCGGCCATGGTGTCATAGGGCATCAGCCCTACGACAATCTGGTTTTGTTCGCAAAAACGCATAGGTCTTTCTCCTGTATGGAGTTGGTTGGTTGAAAAAACGTCGACTTACACGCGGGTATCGCAGACGACGAAGGGCGAAGTCGTATTAGTCCCCTGATACGGCGTAAGCGCAGCCGGCCACCACGGTTGGCCGTCGATGCGATAGACCAGGCGGAAGCACATTTCGTCGTAGATGAACCGCACGTGCATCGAACTGGCCGGTACTGCCCCGCCCTTGTCGATCACGATATACTGCGAGAAGTCGGCCAGGATCACGTCGCCCTGCGTACCGACTGTCGAACAGTATTCAGTTGGGATCAGCGGCCGGCCGAACAACGACGGAAATTCCGACTTGTTGAATCCGACACCGTGGGGAATTACCATCGGCAGCGTATTGGTAATTGCCGCGGCCGCGCCCAGCACCGCCTCGGAATAGGCCGACATGCTCCATAGGTCCGTCTCAACGTCCTGGTTGTGCAGCCAGACCGCACTGGACCGGGACCGCGCATCGAGACGCTTCCACATTTCCAGGGCATTGTTGCCGCGGAACGTGCCGGCCGCCTGCGTAGCCTCTTCGGCCACGCTGACCAGACACGGAGCGTTCAGGATACCCAGCGGTTGCCCGGCCCCCGTGCCGCGGATAAACGAATCCTCGATCACGAACGCCAGTTCCTCGGCGAAGGCCTGCGTGAGCAGGGCATCCATTGCCGTGGTATCCTGGATCAACTCATCGGTGATATAGCCGAGACAGGCCACCTTGTTGAGGGCCAATTCCAACTGACCGTACTTGGTATGGCTGTCGGTCTTTTCGACGCCCTCTGCCATCCAGTAGGCACGCACGCCGCCCCATCGCGAGCCGGTGGCCCGGCTGGTTTCGTCGACGTATGGAATCCGCAGGCCGTTGCTGTTCGGCCCGATGGGGATTCGACGCACACGGCTGAGAATCTCGCCGGTCGTGTAGGCCCGGCTGAGGATGTCGGTGGCATCGTCCTTTTGCACGAGGAACCCGCCGAGCGAGGGCACGTCCTCGCCCAATCCGCTGGCCGCAGCCTGCTCGGTCAATCGCGGATCGACGTAAGCCCCCGGGCCTTCTGCGCGCCGAACCGCGTCCAAAAATGCCCCAAAGGTCGCAAACGGGCGTTCGCCGGGGTCTTTCGCAACGGCCGGAACCGTGGTCCGTGCGCTGGAGAGTTGGTTGCCGCCGAGCGGTGAAGGGTGGCTCAGTCGCGGTTCCAGGCTGGCGGCCCGATTGGTAGCCACGGCCGCCGTGAGTCGATCTTGCCGGGCGATCGCTGCTTTTTCAGCGACCTCGGCCGCGGCGATCTCGGCACCCAGTTCGTCCGCCTTATCCATGCTGGCGTCGAATTGGGTCGCCTCGTCTTCGGTCAGTTCGCGATCGTTGTCGGCCTTTGCCGCGGCGACAATCGCCTGACCGGAAGCAACTGCTTCCTTGTGCTCTTTGAGTAGAGCATTGATATCCTTGGGCATTTCGTTTGCCTCCTGAGTTGGTCCCGCCGGGACAACTCAGGAAAAGCGCACGAAAAAAGCCGGGCACAGAGCGTCCGGGCAGGTTTGAAAAAACCGGCCATGACGCTCCGCGCTCGGCTCGGCGAGCAGCTTTGCATCGTTACGTACCGGGCGACTGACGAAACTCGGCCGTCAGTTCACTCAGCACGCCGTATGTCAGTTATCATTATCGCACGCAGTACTCCGTTCGTCAACGCGGGTTTTATGCCAACCCGTCGCTCGTCTGGCCAATTCTCGTTATCCGCGCCCGCCGCTCGGCCCGGTCTCGCCGCGGCGTACCCGCCTGCGGCTTGATCATCCCGGCCAGCACCTCTTGCAACGTGGCTACGCGATCCACCAGCCCTGCGGCCTTGGCAGCCTCGGCGGTGAACATCCGCCCCTGTCCGAAGTTCTGCAGCACCTCGGCCTTGCTTACTCCACGCCCGGCGGCCACCGCGCCCACGAACATATCGTAGTAGGTATCGATTCGCCCCTGCATTGCGGCCCGGGCCTCGTCGCCCAGCGGTTCGGTGGGGTTACCTTCGACTTTGTATTTTCCGGCGTGAACGAACGTGATTTTCAGGCCCATTTCATCCAGCGCCTTACTGGCATCGACGTGCATTGAAAACACGCCAATCGAACCTACCTGCCCACTTGGGGCTACAACCAGGTGGCCGGCCGCCGACGCGAGCCAATAGGCCCCTGAGGCCGCGAAACTGTTGGCCACGGCCACCACGGGCTTGGATGAGGCCCGAATCCTGTCCGCATGCTCGGGCGTCCCGAGCACCACACCCCCTGGGCTATCGTAATCATAGACAACAAGACCCACTTCCGGGTTGACCACCGCCTCTTCCAGTTGTCTGTCGAGGCTCTCGGTGGTGGTGCCTATATCCGACTCCCGCTGCGTGATCACACCACGAACCGGAATCACCGCTATCTTGTCGGCCGTCTTTGGAAGTCGGGCCATGCGGGCGGCAAACTCTTCGCCGAACTCATCGCCACTGAGGCAATGGCCGGCGGGGGCAGTTCGCAAGTACATCGACGGCCACTCCTTGGACTCCGCCGTAAGAATAACCGGCCGGTAGCATTCTGCCATCAGTTCTTCGGCGGCAGACGGCCAGATAGCCCACGGCTCGTTAGCGTGGCTTTGCAGAAATACTTTGGTTGATTCGTACATCGTCTCAATCCTCTCTACTGAAGACATTGCGACCACTCGGCCGCAAGGGTTTCGATCTTGCTCGGCTTACCATACAGCCAGGCGTTTAGTTCCTGCGGTATCCGCTGCGGGGCATTCATCGCACAGTCCCGCATTGCCGCCAGCGATACGGTCGCGTATTTTCTCGCCGCCCGCTCGGCGATCGCCGGGGCTCCCGACTCCCCGACGACCGCCGCGGCAACAGACACAAGGGCAGAGACGGTATCTTGCTCGTGCTTGTTATAGAAGGCGTCCAGCCATTCGAGGAACCCAACCGCGTTGCCCGCCTTGGCCGTGCGTTTAAGTGCGTTTTCGATCGCCTTGGTTTCCTTGGTCACCATCCGGCGGGCAACGTCTTCGATCACCGGGAGCATCGCAGACGGCCGACGATCCTCTTCGCCGCCCCGACTGGCCCCGCCCCCGGTCGCCGGACGCGGCTCGTCGCCCACTCGCATGTTCAGCGGCGTTAGGCGGTCATCATCGCCGCCTTCTACCGGGTTCATGTTTTCGATCCGCCGCACGTCGTTCGTACTGAGCCATCCCCACTGCCGGCCCTGCGCAAGCGCATTGTGCCGCCGCTCCGTATCGCCGCGCAGCAAGCCTTCGGTGTTGTAGAGCACGAAGCGGCCGCGCTCGTCGCCCAATAGCTGCCGATTCTTCGCCGCTTCGAGACGCCGACACCAGGGGCCGATCGTGTCCACTACCCACTGAATCTGCTGTTCTTCGATGTTGGAAAACGTGGCGTGATCGAGAATTCCGATCTTGTGCGGCGGCGTATCGAACATCGCGCAAATCTCAAGTGCCTGAAACGCCCGCGTCCCAAGAAACTGCGCGTCTTCCGGGCTGATACCCATGGGATGATATTCGGTGTCTTCCTCCAGCACCAGCGTGCCGTGGGCCTTTTCCCAGCCGCCGTGCTCGTCGTTGAACGATTCTTTCAAGCGAGCATACGCCGTTGGGCCCAGCCGTTTCGGCGACTTGATGTACCCCCGCAACACGGCACCATTTTGAAAGAGTTTGGCCCCGAACTTCGCCGTCACCAGCCCCAGACCCACCGACTCGCGCTGCACGCCGATCGGCGTCAATCCGGTCAGTCCGTTGAAACTCAGGCCGGGGACGCATAGTATACGGTCGGCCGGATACGTCGTCTCCAGTACGCCGTTGGGGCGATACTCGTAGACGATCCGCCCCTGCTTGTCTCGCGTCTGCTTTATGGTGTGGTGCTCCAGCGGCCAGAGCTGCTCTACTCGCTTACTGCTCCTATGGCGAACGATCTCGGAGTACCGCATGCCGCGCAGCAACAGGTTGGCCATCGACGATTCTTCATAGGATACCGCGTCCATCTCGTCGTTGGGCACATCGTGCAAGATGTGGTAGATATCGTGGTCGGGAATCGGCCGCTTGCCGCCATCGGGCAGTCGCTCGTATACGTCTTGGGTCAACGTGCCGATCGTCTTGGCGATCTTCGCCACGCAAGCGTAGACGGTGTTGTTAGTCATCGCCAGTTCTTCGGTCACCTCGATCCCCGAACTGGCCATACCGCCGCGCGGGTAGTACCAATAATCGTCGAGCGGCGGATTGGACGCCCAGCCGGTAGTCGCCCGCGGCGATGAATCAAACGACAAGGCGCTAGCTATCAGATCGAGCATGTTCCAACTCCCATTTGTGGCGGGCTACGGTCCCGAATATCACCGCGCCCAGCAATATGCTCCCGATCACTACCAACGCCAACGCCGGCAACAGCCACCAGCAGCCAACACCCAAGCACACCAGCCCGCTAATCGCCATCACGTTCCTGATCGCCGTACCGCCGCGAATCGGGCTGCCCTTGGTCGCCTTGTACGCCTTCACCGCCAGGTCGCCGGCGTCCATCGCCACGTTTCGCCAGTGCCCGATCACAGCGTCTTGCTCCGTCTGGTGTCGCTCCAGTGCATCCAGGCGGTCTTTGACCTCCGGGTGCAGTTCGCTTTCCAGCGGTATTCGTGTTGGTGTTGATTCAGCCATGTGGTTGTTCTTTTTGTCTCCGTAGCTCGCGTCGGTACGCTCTGTCCACTTCCCTTGACAGCATATTTCCTATGCAACCACCGTAATACTCAACAATATACACCACTGCCACGGTATTTCCGGCGTCTCGTTTCGTTACTCATACCCTCCGTACCTCCATTGTCTCATACATCGAACTATTTTCCTCTCCCCCCAATGCACGCCCGCAGCCCATGATCATCGCCACCACGCCGTCGATCTTGCCCTCCGACTTGTCTTTAGCCGGCCGCTCGTTGCCCGCCGAATCATTCACGACCACGGTATTCGACAACATCCACCGCAGCACCGGGTGGCCGCTGTGCCGCAACACCCCGCTGAGAATCGCTTCCTTGGTCAGCTTGGTCGGCGTGGCCATGCTCAACATCCCCTGCCGGTGCTCGATGACCGGCAAGCCATCCTGCTCGGTCAAGTCCTGCGATATCGACAGCCCTTGGAACAACACGTCGGCGGCAATCTCTTCTACGCCCAGCCGATGCTCGGATATGATTCGGTTGATGTCCTCCCTGATCTGCCTGTACGGTGTCGTCGGCCCGGGCGTCAATGCGAGGTGCCCTTGCCTGGCCCACACCGAATACGGAATGCGCCGCTCCAGTTCTTTCTTTCGGGCCGTCTCCTCGGGTACCCAGAAATACGGAAATACCGGCATCTCTTCGCCGTCGTAAAACACCACGACAAACGCGGTAAAGTCGTCGGTCGATGCCACGTCCAGTCCGCACCAGCAGCGGTTTCCAGCGTAGTCTTCGATCCGCAAACCTTCGGTCTGGCAATTGTCCCACGCAAGCGTGGTCAACCAGCGGCATGCCGCCTCCGTGCGTATGTTCAGGTGCAATCGCTTGAATGTGTTTTCGTAACCTGGATCGTCCCGAGCCCGCCCGCATTCACGCGCCAGGTACTCTTCGGAGATCGAGATACCGAGGTTCGGATTGGCCTTGGACCATATCGTGGGGTCCGTCCAGTCGTCATCTTTGCTGGCTTCGTAGATCACAGGCAGGAAAGAGGGATCGTCGATTACACCGTCTCGCACCTTCGCGGCGTAGTCATGCTTGTCGTTGCAGATTGAGCCCTCGCGCTCGTAGTCCGACGTGCTCAGGTGTACTACCAACGGTTGGCGGCGGGAACCGGTGCCCGTCATCAACACGTCGGTCAACTCGGGCGTTTTATGCGCGTGCAACTCGTCGTTGACTACAAAGTGAATGTTGAAGCCGTGCTTGCTGCCGGCCTCGGCGCTGAGTGCCTTATAGCTGTTGTCGCCGACCACCACCGAATACTTGTACAGCGTGGCCCGTTCCTTCAGCACGGGCTCTTTGCGAATCATATTCTGCACAACCTCGAAGCACAGCCGGGCCTGGTCGCTCTCGGCCGCCGCCGAATAGAGTTCCGCCCCCGGCTCGCCGTCAGTGAACAGAACCACCAGCACCATCGCGGCGGCCATCGTCGTATTGTGTGTCGGAACCATGCCTTCGCCCGCAAGATAGAGGCTTGAAGGAGAATCAACCTGAATACAACGTACCGGCACAGATGGCACATCATCTACAGCTACTATTTGTCGCCAAGCAGTTCGCGTCAGCTTGATCGGTCGCGGCTTAAGCCTCTTTGCCTTGCGTGTTAAACGAAACACTGACTCATCTCGATATGCCCAAAACTGAATCGTATAAATCAATCCGCAATCCTTGCCGTTCAGTTTGGCCGTCCGCGTATACAAAGTTGGCTTGAATCCCAGCGAACGCACTAACTCTAATACATTACACGCGAGTTGATGTCGCGTACTATAGAACACACACTGGCCGCCTTTGGTTACTGAGCCATCGGTGTCCATGAGTCCCATTAACAATGCCATCCGCTGCGATTGGGATGCTCGCAAATACCCATGTGGAATATGCTTGTTTTTGATCAGGCCCATCTTTCTCAATACGGCATGCAGAGACTTATTTCGCGCATCTTGTGATCGCCCACCCGATCCAAGCAGGTATCTGTTTGCAGACGATCGCTTGTCGCAACCACGGAAATCTACAGCTACACCTTCCGATCGAATCGTTTCGACAATCTCTGTATCATGCCGGGAACACGTCAACAGGGCATTGTCGCTATGTCCATCACCGAGCCAGGCTCCTAAAACATACGGAGGAACTGGAAGCATCGCGTTATCACAGACAATCGGGCCCGCTACTCGTATACGATGGTTCCGCTCTATTTTGCTCGCCATAGATGGCCTGCATACCATCAACGTATCGAGAATCTGCCGCGTTGTTTTTATGGATGGTTTTGATCCACTCGTCTTTCCGCCTACACCTTTTAGTCGGTCGCGATCAGTCCGTGAATCCGTTTCCCATAGATGATCCTCATCGGCAATGATTGCAGTGCCGTCGGAAAACCTTACGCAGTAACATTGGCGATCATATCTGACTGTACTCACATGCGTAACACGACACTGGTTTCCCAAATCATCAAACAACGTGTCCCCAGTCTGAACCTCGCCCATTGTAGTCCAGCCCGTGGGGGTAGGAATGACCGTTGTTAATGCGAGTGCCTTGCTATTCTTTCTTGGTATGAAAATCAGAGCCTCCCTGTATCGTCTCGTGCCGTCCGGCCGCTTCCAGCCGAACAGGTTGGCAAACACGGCCTTTTGCCACGGTTCGAGCAGCAACGGCGTCCCGGCCAATTCGCCCTTGACGTGGTGGCAGCACTCCTGGGCGAAATCGATCGCGTTCTGCGCAGCCTCTTCATCGAACCAGCAATCCCCCGCCTGCGCAAACGGATCGTAACCGGGGAGCAGCCGGATAATCTTTGCTAAATCGTAGCTAAGTATTTCGGTTGACAACTACATTCATTGCTCGTTGGACGCCTCCCGAATGCGTCTGGCTGCCCGAATAAATGCTTTTATTTACCCCACTACTTTCAAGTTGCTGGAAAACAACCGCGACTTTCCTTCCTTCGTCTCCGCTTGCGGCAACTTGCTCACGCCCGCACGCCATGCCGGCCCGAGGCCCATCGCCGCAGAATACGTTGTCAGTTGCTTCGATAACATCGATTCGATATTCAAGTGCGGTCCGATATACGGTGTCTTCGTCTGCCTGCCCCACTTGTCCGTCTTGATCGACACTATCACCGTTCCGATCTGTGCCAGTACGTCGTAGTTTTCCACGTACCGTGCCCACGCACCGCAGAACAACGCCATCACCACCTTGTCGGACGTGGCCAATAGCTGCAATTCCGCCAGCCGTTCGCACAACCACTCCCACGTTTCGGCTGCCAATCCCGTCAAGTGCGGCGGCATCTCCGGCGCACCCGGCACCGGCTCCGGTTCGTCTGTACCCGACGCCTGCCGGCCGGGATCACCCGCCAGTTGCTTGATCTTCGTCGGTGTCGGTAATGGTCCGCGTGCTCCCATGGCTACTCTACCGCCACGTCCGGCGGCACCTCCTCTTCCAATTCCGCTTTCACGGCCAGCTTCAGCAACGAACGAAGAAGCCCCAGCTCGCGAGTCTTGTTCTTGATCTTCTTCCGCACCTCGTGCGAAGGCGGAATGAACTCCACAACCCGCTCCGCTGCCGTCGATTCTGTCATCGGTTAGCTCCTGTTTCTTCATGTGTTTCGTCCACGATAATCGGCCCCCGCCCCTTCTCCGCTTCGCTCACCTCGCAATAGCCCGCCGGTCCGCCAAGGAAGCCCAGCGGCGTGCGAATACACACGGGGGCGAAGTATCGCGGTGGGTGTTCGGTGGTGGTGGTCATGTGGGGGCCTGTTGGGTTGCTGCCAGGATGTTGTCGCGAATGTATTCCGCTATTGCCCGCATGAAGTTGGGGGGGACGCTGTTGCCGATGCGTATCCAATCTCAGCCAACACGCCGCGCAGGGCGTCTTGCTGGCCCTGCGGGTGACTACGCCAGTTGCGGGGCGACGGCTTCAATTCCGATGCTTTCACCCGCCGCAGTTCTTTAATTCGGTCGCGTATCTGCATTACCTATCCTGCCTCGTGTCCCACCGGTGGGTGCCCCTAAAAAACCCTCACGCGTAAAATGAGAGG